TGAATATGTGACTGTTCCACCTGTAGCGTACATATATTCAAAAATTCCCCCATCCCTTTGGTGGGTTTGAGGGAATTACCTTTTATCTATCTATTTATATCAATCGAAATCGTAGGTCCAAGTAATCTGCAGTGAGTCTCCATTAACAACATTAACTGCTGTGAATACCTGTCTAGATAACAAAGTACCCCCTGAAGCTGCATTTAGCACTCCTGACTCGGTAACTGCTACTGTTCCGGTAACTGTAAACGTTTTAGTTAAACTTGCAGTGTCGTTAGTTACATCAGTTGTCGTTCTTGAAGCCGTACCTGCTGCTCTTGTAAGTCCTGAAGCTGCTGTTTCTGTTCCCAATGTAGTATTAGCAACTGAGGCTGCTACAACTCCGGTACCAACTGCGATATAAGTAAACACTGCCTCTGCACCATCTCCGTTACATCTTGAAGCCATACCTGCTAATCCTGCATTGGTAACAAGATTAGAGATATGTCGTTCGTCTTTAATATTTCCATCTTTATCAAGAGCTGTAATTCTTATATTCTCTTTAATTCTGAATCTACCTTTAGTAGAGTTAACTTTTTCTAGTATTTTATTTAACACTTATAACCTCCAGTTCTTTTTCAGTACATACTTTGAAGCCATCAATCACTTCTTTTTTAACATGATCTACTTCTTTAGTAGCGAAGATATAGCTGAAACCTAAGTCTGAATCATACTTGAGTTTAGTAACTACTCCACCTTCTGAATCAGGTTGTCCGATTTCTTTAACGCTGTCCCCTATTTCGAATTTGTTTTGTTGCATAATTTCCTTTCTGTTAAATATTGCAAACTTATTACTCAATGTCAGTCTTAAAGATTATATCCATGGTTCCACATATCATCTGATATTTCTCCAAGTACTTCCCTGTCTAAATTGCCATGCTTCAAAGTATCGATTGTTTCCTTTAGATCATTCTTGTAGTTTAACTCACGTTCACTTAATGGTATTGGTTTCTCTCTACTAGACTTGTAATCGATTATAACTCCTCTAGCCCATATTTCGTGCATTGCTCTAGGAATACCATGAGTTGTAGTTGAAGGATCTTGGCTCATATCAGAGGTTAAAGCTAGATCTGTAATAGCTGCCGGATATGTATTAACTAATATCTTGAGGCCGTCTGTAACTGCTGTAATAGTTCCTGAATAAATAACAATAGATTTTCTAAGTATATCAAAGAAAGCCCCTCCTTCTAGGTTAGAGAAGTTAGCAATGATATCTGCTTCTGTTGAGATAGCTTTTCTGTATGAGGTAACATCAAATTCATTTAATACAATATATTTAGTTCCATCTAGTTTAGCTTCAACACGCTTTATTCTTGATAATATATCTTGAGGTTGTGGATATTCTCTGGCTGTAATACTAGATACTACTAGGTTTGCATATTGAGGTATTAAAAGGATATCTTCGTCTGTTTTGAGAATAGCTCTTGCTATTTCATCTTGACGAATGGCCATTAAAGAAATGATCTGATCATCTGTAAAAGTAGTCGGGGAGGTTCTCGTCATGAATCTGACGTGTTCTGCGAATTTGACTGGTGTAATGTTAGTATCCTACCTTTCTTTATAATGCTGAAGGTTCAACCCATGATCCTGCTGATAGTGGATACCAAGATACTATAAATCTAATTGCGCCAGCTGTGATATCTGCAGTGCCGTTGTAGAACAGAACATCGAGGCCATTGGCTACAATCTTTTCTGTTGCGACTGTTGAGAGTTCAACACTAGCATCAGAAGTAGCATCGTGCCAGATCTCGTTTACTTGTAGCGTGGTTGCATCTGCTACTTGAGTGAGTAAGCCTGATACGTCTTTTGAGGTTCCTACATTTGCAGTTGCTCCACCTACTAAGGTAGTCTCAACAACCCCTATGATCCTCATTCTGACCGTTCCAGTAACAAGAAAGAGCGCGCCACCATCTAGTGTGCCAGCGTCATCACCCCAAGCGTTAGCTGTTCCACCAGTGAAAGTCACTAGCTTTTCAACACGAAAAGGCGACCATGATGGGTCAAAAAGGGTCTTTCCTTGTCCGTCTGTTGGTATTGTGGGTAGGTTTTCTAGTGGCACATGTTCTTTCAAATAAGGGGTTAGATATTTTGATCTACCTAACCCCTATATATTTTTAACTACTTATTAAGCTGCTGAATCAATAGCTGGCAAGACATAACCAGATCTATCTGCAACGCCAGTGTAGAGGTTGTCAAAGTACACTAAGCCGGTTCCTGCTGTAAATACTAATTCAGTCGTAGTATCAAGAGAACTCACTCGATTGCCTCTAACAACACCTTTTGAGGTGGTGCCTGAGCCAGTAAGGAAGATACCTACTGTAGCGCCAGATGCTCCGACTACTACGAGAACATTACGACTAATTTCTGCTTCTAAAAGAATCTTGGCTGCTAGAGTCATGAAGTGTCCTACATCATTAGTAGCATCCATGTAGACAATGTTGTCTGTTACGACAATTCTGTCTGTGGCTGCTAAAATTGAAATGAAGGCGTTTGGTGCTAATGCTAGGCCATTCCATCTATTACCGACTACTTTAAGACCCTCTGCATTTTGATCTGTTGCATTTGTGACAACAATACTCAAGTAATGCAAGATTGTTGATACATCATCAAATGTGTTGTTATTTAATTCAAAGTCTTTTGCAGCTGCTAGAGTAAATGCTGCTGCTACATTATCAAAGTTAGCGACAAAATGACAATTCAATACTCTGATGTTGGCTGCTGAAACATTGATAGTTGCTGCTGCTGCTCCGTAAGTAAACGTTGGTCGGCTTAAGCCATTTCCCATACCTACAATAGTAACTCCTGCTTTATCTAACGCTGGCACAGCTGAGGTAACTGTTAAAGTAAATCCTGGTGCAAGGTAGATAAAATCTCCCCTATTGGCGGTACACGCTGTCATAGCAGCAGTTAAAGTTGGTTGAATTAAGAATGTTCCGTCTAAGTTGGTTTTTTGAAACTTATTGAAGAACTCATTATAATTCGCATTAGTTGATGGAATAACCACATACACATTTCCAGTGGTTAAACCAACAGAACCTTTGTTATCGAGATACTCTAGGACTTTTTCTAGTTCATAGTTTCCTAAAGTTGCAGAATTAAAATTGCTCATATTTTCCTTTTTTCCTTTTTTGTTTCTACCAGCCTAGAAAAGGCAGTAATTGCTATTAAGGCAGTAATTGCTATTTATGTTTACTTATTAACCTTCAGCAATCCAAGATAGTTGCTCATTGATAACATTGACATCAAGATCTAAACCGATTACAAAGCCATCTTCGGCAACGGTGATACCAAGAGTCGTAATTGCTGAATTGGTGCCAGCTGCAACTGTTTTAAATGCTGAAGCTGCTGCCATACCTTCTACCCAGACATAAGAATCTGAAGAAGTGTTGTTGATAACTGTTACTATGCGAGGTCGAAATCCACAAGTGATTGTGATGGCCGCTGCTGTTGCATCAGTTAAATATCTACCAACTGCTGTGTTTCTAACCTGGTTGTGTGATTGTGTGCTTACTACTGCCATTTTGTTTTTTCTTTCTTTTTTATGGAAGGCTAGGGTTTAATCTAGCCCTCCGTTATTTTTACTTTATTATGCTGATACTGCGTGTTCCACTAAGATGATAAAGTTAGCATTAAGCACTTTAGCAACATAGCTAGCTTTCCAACCTGATGTGCTTCTCTGATCTAAAGGATCTGCTGATCCGGCCGTACCGAGTGGCTTAACGATATTCTTTAATGATTCTCCTGAAATACGAGTTTGAGCATACGCATTTTTACCGAAAATCAATGTGCCGTAAACTGTGGTAACTAAGGTACCAGCTACAGTGTAAGCATTTGATGTCTCAATAAATCTAACTCCTGCTAAACTACCAACTTCATCAGGCATAACATCTGACTTGTTAGCATACTTCTCAACTGGAATCCAACCTGTTGCATTATCTAAATCGTAGGTCGTGAAAGGATGTACGATACCGATAAACGCTGCGTTCATAGGTACGGTGTTGTATCCTGTTCCTGGATTGATCATGGAAGTAACTGGTTTAGCATTATTGTTCTTGAGAGTTCGGACTGCTTCCTTAGCTTCATCTCGAGTAAATTTCATGCCACTTGAAATAGTAGCGGTGCTGGTAGCGGTTGAAGCGTATTGATTAGATGCTCCAGCTGCTAAGACTGCTCTACAGAGTTGGTCTAACACATCTCCGGCTTGCTCTCCAAGAATTTCTGCAGTTTCAGTTAAAATAGGATCGTATGTTTCCATCTGAAGTTTATCAGTCAAAGTCACATAGTCACCGTATTGCAGGACGGTTGCCGTCACATCAGTAATACTGAGTGAAGTTCCATCTGGAGTAACACCATCAACCAAAGGTGTGGTATTAGCTGTTAAGCTACCATATCGGCGAAACTTAATAACGTTAGTACCACCCATACGTGGAATATCTCTAACTTGAGCAAATCTATTGTGTACGAAATTTGGTACTGCTCTTACTAATAAAGTTCTGTCATAAAAGTTATTAATTTCTGTAGCGATGGTTGATCTTGATGTAGATGGCATTTTGCATTCCTCTTTATTATTTATAATAAAAAAGGCACCATTCCTTTACAGAAATAGTGCCTTTGGTTTTTCCAATAGGTCTAACTAGCGATTAGTATCCTAGAGTTAAATTATAATGTCAATAGCTAAGTTAAAGCATCTCTGACAGTTTTGCCGGTTTGAGGATCAATCCTATCAATAGATAGTTTACTCGAGATATTAGCTGCGATGTTAAGTTCTTTAGATATTAATTCACAGATTTGCTTCGGGACTTGTGTCATTATTCCCTTTGGCATAATCCATATATATCCATTAAGCATCTTTTCTCGGACTGAACCTGAAATAACCTTAAATTCTCTAATACCATTGACTACCCTAGATTCGACAATACCTGCTTTTTCTCCTGGCTCTAGCTGAAGAGCCATAGTGGTTTTTGGTTGTGATTCTAGTTCTCTACCCATAGCATCTCTTTTATTGAGCCATGCTTTATCAGTGCTTACTTTCTCTTTAGCTGTTTCGGTGGCGGAAGTTGCAGGATCTACAAGTTGAGCCGGTTTCTTTAATTCAAGCGCCTCGATAACAGCAACAACCTGAGCTTTGGTGGTAAACGAGTTAGCTACTGCTTCTGGCATACCAGCTTCAGTTGCCCTGATTTGGAGTTCTTTTAGTGTTAAATCAATTAGTTGCATATATTTATTCCTTTATATAATAATTAAGACCTTTGACCTTTAGCGAATGCTATTTGCGCCTCTACTTCATTGACATCTGCCTTACTCCAGTCTTTAGCTCCACCGGATGATGCTCGGTAGCTTGACCCTGGATTAGCTGTCTTTTTGGCCCTCTCACTGGCTTCTCTTTCTTTAATCGCGCCAATTCTCTGTTGATCTCCAGCGCTTGCAATCTTCATGGCATCTTCAGCTACTAGGCTAGGATGTGCTTTCATGTACTTATATGCTAGTTCTACGTATTTCTTTAGCTCTGGTTTTTCCGAAATGACATTATTTATAGCGCTTCTATCCTCGTACTCTTGTTGTCTTTCAAGCAAACCTTTGTTACCTTTTAGAACTTGCTTATTAATTCTTGCTCTTTCTTCTGAATCCATATCATCATCATCATCATTATCAAAATCAATAGCTATTGATTTCTTAACTCCAATATCTATTTTATTTGGATCAAAAGCATCTCCTTTGTCATCTTTTGGTGGGGTTTCATCTGGTGGGGTTTCATCTGGTGGGGTTTCATTAGAGAAACCAAACTTTACTTGTTGATCTGATGTGAGATTTTGTTTGTTAGATTCTAGGTACTCTTTATGAGTATCAGTAAGATCTGCAGGATCCATGCCTACAACATCATCTAGCTGTAATTCGTCCACGTTAATTGTTGGGTTTTCGTCTGTCATAGTGCCTTTGGTTTTTCCATTAAGCTAATTATTAATCATTTAGTATATATACTACCCAACATCTTCGTCAAGTTTCTTTTGTTTCTCATAAGGATCAAAAGAGGGAGCTGGAGATTGGCTTATTCTCGATCTCTTAATATATTCTGAGGGAGTATTAATTACATTCCTGTACGCTATAAGATCTCTTCGTTTCAAGTTAAGCACCTCTTCATCTCCACCTACTAATATTTGTTCTGTCAACACTAATATATTGGCATTAATCATTGATTTAAGTAGTATCCAACCTGAATGACCTTCTAAATCAATAAAATTAGCTACTGCTAATTCAATCTTCTCTGGTGTATCTAGAAGTTCATCTGTAATCATGATGATGCCTGACTTGGAGCTATTGGTCTTGAAGTTGTGCCACCCGATTGTGGATCTTGTGGACCGAATGGTACATCTGCCTGATCTTCTGGGAATAGCTCTGGTTTACTTCTCTTCATCAATAATGCTTCTTGATGTGCTTTAACGTGAGTCCTTGATGCTGGTGTATCTGCAGCTTTCATGTGTTCAAGTAAATGTACTTCATGATTCTGTTCTCTCGTTACTGGAGCTAGCTTATTATTATTGAGTAAATCGTTCTCTTGCCCTGCTTCTCTCTCATCAATAGTTGGTGGATATAGTCTATCTAGTTCTGCTTTTGACATACCGAAGAGTTTACCCATCATTCTTAGGCCATATCTTCTATTGGTATTCTGTTCTTGAAAAGCCATTCCGAGATACTGTTGCATCCCCTGTCTATCTTCTAGCTGTTTAGCACGATTCACTGCTTTAGATTCGATCTTAATATCTGGATCTACTTTAGGAGCTATGATGTTCTCTCTAGTAAGAGGCCTCCACTTAGCACCGAAGATGCCCTCTATTCTTAGAATCTTCTCGTCAATATGGTCCACAAAATTATCTTTGTATAATCTGTACCACTGTTGCCAAAATGATCTTTCTGACCAACCGAATACTTTAGCTGATAGTGAATATCGAGTATCAACTCTTGATGCAATAAGATTGGTTTCGCCCAAAGGTCTATCTTTAGCCGACTGCATACCCTGTTGGATGTCTGGCGTAGCTGTTGCTTGTTGTGCCGAAGCATCTAGTGAGTTGTAAATAAAGCTAAGTAACTCCATGTTGGGTCTAGCTTTATTAATTGGAGCTATGGCGTTAAGAATACCATTATCAGTTTTATCTATCGGAATAAACTTATTATTAGCTATTCTAGTTAAATCTCCTCTATTCGCAATCTTATTTGAATCGTAGATATAACTTGGATACAAATCTGCTTCCATTGCTTTCAAGGCTAGATTCTGTGTTATAGCTCTAGCTCTCTGCTTATCTTCCGTGAGATCAGGGATCGAGGTTCCGTCCCAGTCATGTGAGGTTGGATAAAGTGGCCTATCAATAAACTGCCAGTAGTCTTGATTCTTTAATACTGTAACTGCTAATAATTTAGATCTATCATTACCTAGCCATGCTTTTACCTTTTTAACTTCTCCACCTATTAGAAAATGCGTGTACCACCTAGTGACTATGTAGCCTGCATTAGCACCTAGATTAGCTTGTTCCTCATTCTTTTGTGTTTGTCGGTTTTGAGCGTTGTTTCTGGCTTCTGAAGCATCTCTGTACAGTGAATTTATTCCACCTGTATGGGATAACTCTGTAAAAACAATATCATCCCTTTTGTCTGGTAAATCATTGATGTCTTTTTCAGTGAGCGAAACTTCTAAACCAAAGAATCCACAACCACCTCTGTACTTTCTATCTCCATTGATAGACACTGCATTTGGATCATGGAGAAATACCATGGGATCAATTACTTCTGGTAGTGGTAGATAAATACCTTTGTCCGGTTCTCTGAGATATTCCTCTAATCCCAAGATACCTCTGCCGAAAAATGTGGTATCCCAGTCCCAGTCATAGTCGATCTTATCCTTCTCCATATCAACATAATCGGCTTCTGCCATTTTTGTTAGATTCTCTGCAACTTCATCATCTCCTTCTTCACGTCCAACAAAATCAGTTGTTAGTCGATCATCATACAATGAGGCCAATACCGTTTGGTGGATGGTAAACATGGTAGTATCACCTACTGCCTCTGAATCTCTCTTCTGATTATTGTAGAGTTTCAGGCGCAACGCCCACTGGACTTTCTTGGGATTCTGGTGCTTAAAGGCTCTGTCATACTCGGCTTGTATCTGTCTTTCAAGACCATCAAAACTCTGAGTAGACTCTTCTTTTTGAACATCATCTTTCTGAGCTTCAGCTTCAGTCTTTTGATACTGTTCTTGGTTTATTGAAAGTGATTCCTGTTTGGTCATAGATACCTCGAGACAAATCTTATTAATTATACCGCCCTTAACCATCAATGTTATAAATAGTTTAATATTGTTCTATTATCCCAAATATTATCAAGATTTCTATTACCATCAGCGAATGTAATCGTCGTATCTGCAGCCAAGACTATTCTTATTATTCTCCATGAAGCTGCCGAGGTAGCTGATCCTGGTTCTGCCCACCCCTGATAAAAAGTTCCACTTGCATCATCAAGTAACATTGCCATTGCACCACTTGATATATAAAGCTCTATAGCTAAACCTGGTTCTATACTAACTGGAATTGACTCTCCATTAGGACCTACATCACTCCATGCTTCAGGATCTGATGTTTTCTTGATCTGTAGTCTTACCTTCTCTGCCATGTTTATATTCCTGATTTAGCTCGAGTTAAAACTGCTTCAAATGCTTTTGCCTCAAGGGTTTTAACATCAACCGGCTTATCATCTAATGCTTTAATCATATGCATCTGAAAATCACCTTCTACACTGCCTTGATCTTGTCGTTCTGGTAGATCTGCTCTTGATCTCTTGCCAGTCATCTTAACTTTCATCACTAGGTAGTATTCACCGCCTACTTCCCACTCTCTAACTTCTGGTAAATCAATCTGTCTTAAACTGAAATATGGTAGATCTCTCTCTGTTTGCATTGGCATATCGTACATATAATCTCCTTTTTAATTAGTTTACAGTCTTTATTTTATCTTTGGCAAGAACGCTATCTCTCTCTTTTAGCGTATCTATGGTAGTAATTGCGCCTGTAAAGATCAATGCTCCACACTGTGCTATCTGGCCTTTAGTGAGTTTCTTCTTACCCTTTGCAGGTGTAATGAGATTGTAGCCAATGTACTGTTCTCCCTTGTACCAAATAGAATACATGAATATCTTACCATCAATCATGAATAGATATATTGGACAACCTTCATATTCTGACTTCTGCATCAATTTAATGAGGCCACCGCCTTTAATTACTTCTGCTTTGTTGAATAAATTGTTAGCTTCTTCTAGTGTTACTTCCTTTTTTTTATTCATGACTACCTTTAGGGTTAATTAATATACTTATTACTGGCTCTATTCTGACCAAGACCCCATTAGCTTTGTGAATGGTTATCTTGCCAAATGGATACTTCCTAAGTTCTTCAATCACTATTAATTCTCTTTCAGTTATTTCAACTGTAACTATATTTTCTGGTGTATGTGGCACAAATTGCGTCATAGTCGCTCATATCCAGATGATAATTTTGAGTAGGGATCTAGGTTTGGTTCTACTTGTACTATCGTTTCCAAAGATTTGTTTGGCTTCTTATACGATACCAGAAAATATGACAATGCTCTAATACCATCAAAGTGGTGTCCAAACTTCCTATGATCATCCCATGCTGGCTTAGTTTCGATTATTCCATCAGCTACTCTTTCTTGCCACAACAAGTTTTCTATTTCTTGCATCATCCAATTATGATTATTACCTGTTCTGGGATTCATGGTTTGTAAGCTAGTAGATATATACAGTCTTGGTTCTCCTGTACCTTTTTGAATCATTCCATATTCAGCTAGCTTATTAGCTAGTGTTTCATCCCAAGACTTAGTTTCTCCAGGTATCTTTTGGATTGGTTGCAAATACATACCCAATGCGGATAATTCTTTTATTAATCTGGGATTATCTGTGTCTCCCCAACCTGCTCTGATGTGCAATCCTCCAATTTTCGTATCACGTTTTGTCTTGATTTCCTCTGTAGTCAAGAGAGGGGTTCTGAATCCATCAATAACATGGACCGTATCATCATTATCAACACCAAGTAGTAACCATGCTGCTGGATCAGAGTAACCACCATCTAAGACCTCATAGAAAGTCCAATCAATTGGAGTATTTGTATACTCCTTTAAATGCTTACTTCTATCCCACCAATTGCACACCAGTCCCACTCTTCTAACAAACTTACCTTCTCTGCGAACCTTGAGGGAATCAGGACTCAACCCCCTAGACATAATATCTTTTTGTTCTTCGGTAAGCCAAGGGTTATCATCCCATCCGGCTTCTGATACATAAATCAAGTTAGTGTCTGTGTTGAGGTATATATCATCGTAAACCCAGGTCATACCCTTAATGGCTGTCATCGTTAAGACGATATCTAGCCTCTGACCGGCTTCTTGTCTCACAAAACACTCTTCCCAGATGTCATGTGGTGGTTCTTCGTCAAACCAGATCAATCTTTTACCGGCCCCTTGGAACTTAGCGCGTCCCTGTTCGTATGACTTAAAGGTAACTTTACTACCATTCTTTAGCACCAGCTCAGAGAGTATTCCCTTCCTTATCCAGGTCATTGAAGCAATTGACCCCTCTGGTAAATATCTTAGTAGCTTTGGCTGTGTTGTTTCCTTCTGTGAATCAAATGAGGGGCAGATTGACCAAACTTCTACTGGAGTTTTTATAGTTTTGTATTCGTGTTCTCCAAGTAGGTAGCGCGCTACTTCTTGTGCGCCAATCTCTGTCTTCCCAACGCGATTTCCCCAGAATAATGCTCTGATTACTTGCTGGGCCTTATAAAACTCTTCCTGCTTATCGTGACGTTTAGCATACTTGAGAGGATTAATTAATGTCCTACGATTTTTCTCTTCCACCAATTCTAGTAGTTTTATCTTCTCACTTCGATGTAATTGCATTAATAGCCTTATCTAACTCATCATCGTCAAGATTTTGAAATTTGATTGTTGTTTTAATTTCAGCCTCAATTGGAGCGTATCTTCCTTTGAGTTTGTAATACATATCAAGCGCGCCTCGCTTGTTGGCTAGGTCTGAATTTTGATTGACTAGGAATAGGTGTTGCTTCTCTACATTCTTGTCATTAAAGCCATACTGGTCTAATTTTATGGTTATATAAGCGCAAATATCAGGTTTATATAAGTTTTCACTTGCAATGGCTGAAGCCTGCCTTCTGTTGATTTGTCCAGTTGGCTTACCGTTCTTTTTAAATTGAACATCATATCCGGCTGCGATAGCTGCCTCAACTCCATTGGTATTGTTGAGGAGATAGTGTTCTACGAATAGTTTTTGTTTTTTGGTGAGGGAGTATTCTATCCCATCATCTCCGGTAAACTTAAAGAAAAGAGAATTGACTGCTTTTTTTCGAGGTGATTTGGTAGCCTTGGCAGGAACCTTAGCAGCCACCTTCGGTTTTTCCGTTTTTGTAGGCATAAGCCGAGTATGACACATCACCACAAAATATGCGAATATTATGTTTT